GTTAAATCTACGCTTGATGCTGATGAGGTAGAAATGGTAACAATACCAGCAGATCCTCCACCAGGTACGGCAAGAACAGTGGTTCCTGCTGCAACAACACCTGCAACATCACATTTAACTTCTAATCCAACAGTAATATCAGTTGTACTACTAAATGAAATAGTAGAAGCAGAACCTACTAAAGTACCACTTGCGTTAGATACTGTATCATTAAATGAAGTTGCACCTGTAGTAGCAATACCAATAGTCTGGTCGGCTCTACCATCAATAATTCCAATTCTAATATCATTTGCCCATGTTCCAGGATTTCTCGCAAGAACAGTTGCACCTGCAATAGGATTCTGATCATATCCTAATTCTTCATAATTCTCTGCACTCTTCACTCTTACACTTGAAGCAGTTCCTACAAAAGCATTCTTTAGACCCACTCCTGTAGTTGTGTTATAATCGTCAGCTCTTACAACATTTAAAATTCCACCATATGCCAGATATGATGATGCTGTTAACCATGTTTCATATTGCTTATCAGTATCATATGGTTGTCCAAATGTATTTAATAAGTCGTTTTCAGTAGTGATAAGTGTAGGAGTTCCTACTGGTCCTTTTGCAAAAGGGCCTACAATTCCACCTAATTTATCTGATGTCGGATCAATTCTCCCAAGAGTTAAATCAATCTCCTTAACCAGAATTCCAGGAGATGCTAGATTTAGCGGCATCTTAATTACCCTCGCAGTCCAAATTTATTCTAGAAATATTTATTAAATTATCTTTTTTACATGCATTTTTTCATCATTGATAATCCCACATGTAAGATCTATCGCCATATTCATCAACATGCCATGTATCTCCGTCCTTATCTACAAAACTCTCATCTTCCAATCCAGTTGCAATAAATCCAAAGGGAGCCATGTCTTGTTCTATCTGATTTTTTTGATCTTCATATATTCTTTTACGAACATCATTATCAGTCATCTCCTTAAAATAGTCCTGTGCACATAACCATGCAAATATAACCAGACACATAGCTAAGTCATCATTAGAACCTTCTTCTGCTTCAAAGGAATTATGTTTCTGAGCAAATGTAGTTAATTCTGAAATAATATCATAATCCCATAAAAGTATTTTATCATCCTCAAGCATAGTCTTTAAATTGGAGCAACCCAATTTTTTAACAGCAGAAGTTGTTCTAACTCCCAATTGAGTTTTCTTACCTGAAAAACCTTGCCCAACTATTTGACCTGCTCTACCTCTCATTGTCGCCATTAAGAGATTCTCATACTCCAAATCATATTGAAGAATACTTGCTACTTGATCTCCTATGTCATTTACCTCTATCAATAAATATGCTTCATTATAACCTTTTGCCACATCCAAAATAACATTAGGAAATAGCATTGGTTTAATTTCATTATTCCTATATTTGGCAACGACTTGATATGGAAATTCTGTTATATCAAAAACGAGGAAAGCTGAATAATCATTACCCAATCCTCTGGCAACATCAACGGTAATTATATAATTGTGATCTTTTATTGGATCTACGTAAATATCAAGACCTGCATTTCTCTTTTTAGGTTCCTCATATACCAAATTTTTAAGTTTAGTTGCAGCAATTAAAGTATTAACAGATCCTAAGAACTCACACTCAAACTCAATCTTAAATTGCTCCTCAGAAGTATTTGCAATAGTCTGTTCTCTCCAGACAGCATCCCTACCAGGAACTTCACTCCAATGAACGTCAGTAGGAATATATTCATTCTTTCCCTTCTCACTGTCGTGCCACATACGATAAAAGTGATTCATACCCCGTGGGGTAGAAACTATAATAACTTTAGTGGATTGACC